TTTTATAATTAGTTGCAGTAGAATAGTTCGTTTAGGTAGTTTGAACGGATTAAGTATATATAGAGAACAAAATATATTCGCAAGTCTTTTTATAGCCTTGCTCATACTGTTACAACATACTGTACAAACTAACTGTTGTAGGCGGGATAACTATGCCCAAGGGACGGGGAATCAATGGCTGAGCACAAGGGATTTGGGAAAGGCGCCGACCACCATTTGGTCAAGGGGCTAGCCCAAGCCAAGGCGGATGTCTTGGAAAAAGTTGCCCAAGGGGTGAGCCTACAAGCCGCTATGGTCTCAGTTGGCAAGAAGCCAGATACCGCTAGACAGTGGATGAACCGCGACCCAGACTTTGCCCGTAAGTTGGAAGAGGCTAGGGGTCAAGGGGAAACCAAGTCCTTCACCGCCATGGGCGTTGAGAAGGAATCCATTGAGTTCAAAGACTTCTCTAAGATGTTCCTAGACCAGACGGTCTTTCCCCATCATCAGGATTGGGTAGACTTACTGGAGGGGCGCCAACCTTCGTGGCTTCACCCCAATATGATTTATGAGCCTGGCGAGAATAACCGCCTGCTGGTGAACGTGCCACCTGAGCACGCTAAGTCCACCGTCATCACGGTGAACTACTCAACTTACCGCATTGCCCTCAATCCTAACATCCGCATCATCGTGGTTTCTAAGACATTGAATAAGGCACGCGAGTTCGTATATGCTATTAAGCAACGACTATCCCACCCACGCTGGCTGAAACTGCAGACCGCATATGGTCCAGACGGCGGCTGGAAACAGGATGCTGATACTTGGCGTACCGATACTGTCTACCTTGGGGGCGATGCGCGTAACTCTAGCGAGAAGGACCCAACCCTTCAGGCGCTAGGTATGGGCGGTCAGATTTACGGTGCCCGTGCTGACTTGATTATTCTTGACGACTGTATTACCACTGCTAACGCCCACGAATGGGAGAAGCAGATGGATTGGCTACAGAAGGAAGTTATTACCCGTCTAGGTAAGAACGGTAAGTTGCTAGTAGTAGGGACACGAATTGCGGCTAACGACCTTTATAAAGAACTGCGTAATCCTAAGCATTGGTCTGGTGGTCGTACCCCCTTTACTTATATGGGAATGCCTGCGGTACTTGAGTACCACGAAAAGCCTGAAGATTGGGTTACCCTTTGGAAAGAGTCTGACGTACCCTGGGACGGGGACGATGCTACGCCTCAACCAAACGGCTACTATCCTAAGTGGGACGGGCAAGCCTTATTTAAGCGACGCTCGGAAGTCACGCCTTCAACATGGGCACTTGTATACCAGCAGGAAGATATACAAGAAGACTCCATCTTCCCACCCATGCTGGTGCAAGGGTCAACTAACGGGATGCGGCGACGAGGTCCACTAAAGGCTGGCGCTACAGGACATCCACCACAAGTAGAACCACATACTGTAATTGGCTTTGACCCTGCTATGGCAGGCAACGCTGCATTTGTTGTGGCTACCTATAACCGTGCAGATGGACGTATCTATGTAGTTGATTGCATCAACATGTCTGAACCTACTCCACAAAAGATTCGCGCAACCATTGAAGAACTTACAACTAGATACAGACCACAGGAGTTTAGAGTTGAAATCAACGCGCACCAGAAAGCGTACTCGCTCGATGACGACTTACGAAACTGGCTCGCTGCACACGGCGTACGGCTTGATGCTCACTTTACAGGCAAGAACAAGTGGGACACATCCTTCGGCGTTGCGTCAATGTCTAACTTATTTGGCACAGTCCGTGAAGAGAAGTTTCAAAAGAACAACATTATAGAACTGCCTTCATCAGAAGGTAGTGAAGGTATTAAGGCTTTGACTCAGCAGTTACTGACATGGAAGCCTGAAACTAAGGGCAAGACGGATACCGTCATGGCTCTATGGTTTGCTGTTATCCGCATTAGAGAACTGATGCAGTCAGCAAGCAGGACTTCTATGTATGCCAACAATCGTTGGGCTACTAGAGCACAGATGGAAAACAGATACTCACTTAACCTTGACGAAGCATTCGCTGAGCAATGGCAAGAGACATATGGATAAGGATTACTAGATGCTAAGTATTGACCAGATTGGCGCACGCGTTCAGACGCTACGCTATCGTGCGCATGGTCGTGACCAGCGCAACGGTGACGTACAGATGGTACGCCAAGGCAAGATTAGCCAAGTATATCCTAACTTCTTTCCAGATGGCATTGACCAGAACGTAGTAGCAAACTTTATTGATATTGTTGCACGCGACCTTGCAGAAGTTATGGCACCACTGCCAGCAGTTAACTGCTCTGCGGTTAACCAGCAGAATGAAAAGGCTCGTACGTTTGCAGACAACCGTACTCGTATTGCTAACAATTATTTCTTTCACTCAGATTTGCAAGTACAGATGTACAACGGCGCAGACATGTACATCACATATGGATTCCTCCCGTTCGTAATTGAACTGGATGAAGAAGCAAAGTTACCACGCATCCGCTTAGAAAACCCCGTAGGTGCTTACCCAGAGTTTGACCGCTATGGACGCTGTGTTGCTTTCGCTAAACGCTACTCAATGACACTAGGTGAACTAGTGGCTATGTTCCCAGAACAAGAGTATGCGTTGCTTGGTAAGTTGGGATACAAGCAAGACCTTAATGGCATGGTAGAGATGATTCGCTACTATGACAAAGACCAGTCTGTGCTTTATCTTCCATCACGTAATAACATGCTTCTATCACAAGCGGCAAACCCAATTGGTAAAATGAATGTTATTATTGCTCGTCGTCCATCAGTGGATGGCGAACTACGTGGACAGTTTGATGACGTACTTGGTATTCAGTTGCTTCGTAACCGATTTGCATTACTTGCAATGGAAGCAGCAGAGAAGTCAGTACAGGCTCCAATTGTCTTGCCACAAGATGTTCAAGAACTTCAACTTGGTGGAGATGCTGTTATTCGTACAGCCAACCCACAAGGCGTACGCCGCGTTGAACTTACATTACCGCAGGGTGCATTTACTGAGCAGCAGTTGCTCAACGATGAACTTCGCGTAGGCGCTCGTTATCCTGAATCTCGTACAGGTAACATGAACGCAAGCGTTGTCACTGGACAGGGTGTACAGGCGCTCCTAGGTGCATTTGATACTCAAATCAAATCAGCACAAGCAATCTTTACTACAGCACTACGACAAGTTATTTCGTACTGTTTTGAAGTTGATGAAAAATTATTTGATGAAAAGAAAACAATCCGTGGCGTAGATGCTGGTTCACCTTACCAAGTTATCTATCAACCTTCAAAGGATATTAAGCAGGACTATTCTTCAGACGTAAGATATGGAATGTTGGCTGGGCTTAACCCAGCACAGGGACTTATCTTTATGCTGCAGGCACTTGGTGGTGGACTCATCTCCAAGGACATGGCTATGCGAGAACTACCGTTCGGTGTCAACGTAACTCTTGAACAAGAGAAGATTGAAATTGAAAAGATGCGCGATGCGCTTGTAGGCTCTATGGCATCCATGGCACAAGCAATTCCACAAATGGCAACTCAGGGACAAGACCCTACCAAACTTATCAATCAAATGGCTGAAATCATTAACATGCGTAAGCAAGGTAAGACTATTGAGGCTGCTGTTCAGGAAGTGTTTAAACCAGAGAATCCTCCTGCTGGCGCTGCACAACAGTCTGAGCAACCTGTCCCCGCTGCTCCTGGAGCAGAACCAGCAGGAGGCGCTCAACCCGTTATGCCTCCACAAGCACCACAACGCCCAGAACTACAGACGCTTCTTAGCGGCTTGACTGGAGCAGGTGCAACAAAAAGTTCAGTACGTCTAAGCCAACAACGTAGAATCGTATAAGGAGTAAATCATGGCAGCACAACGCAAACGTAAATCGCGTACTGTTGTTGATGATAGTTATTCTAAATTAGATGAGTATGCAATTGGCTTGCATGAATATTATAAGTCTTTGCGTAAAGCAGGCTTTAGCGTAGATAACGCACTATGGATTGTAGTAACTAGGGAATCATATCCTGACTGGATGCAAGAACCTACATTAAATGATATTAGAAATCACATTGAGGACGAGGAGGACGAGTAATGGCTGGTAATGAAAACAGCGGAGGCTATCGTCAGCCTATGAATCCTGCACCTGTATCTGCACCTGGTGCGCTATCAAAGCGCACAGATGGTGGTGCTATTGATGGCATGACACAACCACAGCAAGCATATACAGGTTTTGAATATGGCAAGAACCAAGAAATTCAGCAGCAACAATCAGGTGCTGCTATGGCTGGTAATCCATTTCCAACAACTGAAATTACTCCTTTGTCTGCACCAACACAACGACCAAATGAACCAGTAACTACTGGTATTAATGCTGGTCCTGGTGCTGGCTCAGAAGCAATGCGTGGTATGCCAAACATGGGACCATCACTTGTTGACACTATTAAACATTTAACACAGTTTGACCCATCAGGAGATGCAGAGTTAATTTACAGACAACTTACTGACCAAGGATACTAATGCCATATTTGAATCCTATTGTCGCTAAGACTTCACCTAATCTTTATTCTGCTGCCAAGAGTGCTGGTTTGTCTTCTGCTGAATCTACACAAGTTGAGCAAATGTCATACACAATTCAGAAGCATAAAGAATTAACTAAGTTAGACCCTGAAAAAGCGCGTCAATCATATGACTCACTTGACCCTAATATTCAGAATCAACTTAAGTTTATGTTTAAGAATGCTGACTATCTTCAGCCACCTAAGACTGCAGCAGATGCAGTAACAGGTGTACTTAAAACTGTTGGTACTGCAATTGCTAGCCCGCTTATTGGGCTCTTTAAAGTTGCTGGTGCATACAATAAAATTATTAACGAACCTTACAAAGTGTTTCGTGAAGTACAACAGGGCGCAGATTTATTTTCTACACGTACATGGACAGATGCTTGGGATGGCAAAAACATGTACGATAACAAGGCTCTTAAAGAAGCACAGGATACATACGGTAAATTTGACGTACTTGTAGCACAAGGATTGCTTGAAGGCAAAACTCCTGGTGAAATTGTACAAGGCTATGGCAAAGTAGACCAAGGCATGCTTGATTCAATCAAGAAGGCTTATGATACTCCAGAACAATTTAAAGACATTCTTGATAATGTTAAGATGGCACAGATTTCTCCAGGTCGTGATTTGGTACGCATACTTGACCGCGGACGTACTACTAATGGTGGACCACTAGGTGACCATGTAAACGGCTTTACTAAGTTTCTTTCTGGTGCACTAGACTTTACTTATCAAATAGCAATTGACCCACTTACATGGATGACTGGTGGTCTTGCTGGAGGAGCAACTAAAGGCGAACGCCTTGCTAATGGTATTAAGTCAGCAATGAACAAGGGCGCAGATATGCGCACTGCTATTAATGATGCATTTAAAGACCCACAGTTATTTAACTTATGGGAAAAAGGACTTGGTCCTTTACTTAAAGAGTATTCACAGGCTGAAGAAAAGTCTTCAGTTATGTCAAAAATTGCTCGTAGTTATCCTGGATACAATAATCCAGAGGCTATTAAGGCTCTTACTACTAAAGACTCAGTGCACTTACCTAATGGTGTAGTTGATGCAGAGTCTGCTAAAAAATACTTTGAACAAGGAACTAACCTTCACCTGTTACTAGCAGGTCGTGTTGATGGTATTTCTTATATGCGTAACGGTGTAGCCATTGCACGCACTAGCCGTTTAATGAATGATGGTCTTGTTCGTTTTCTTGACCGTACATTTAATGCAGTAGAAACTACAGGCGCTGAACGCGCCGCCGCTATTGCTCCAATTTATGAAGATTTGCTTAAGTCTGAAAATATGATTCAGACACTTAAGAATGGCTTAAGCCCTGCTATCACAGATGCTAATAAGCAAATTAAAATGTGGAAAGATGGCAAGTTTAATCCTAAGTTTGTCGGACAGATGGCTTCACGTTCTCCTGCTGGTCTTGAAGTGCGTACTGGTGAAGATGCTATTAAGACTGCTGGTAATTTTACGGCACGTGCTCGCCAACTTCTTCCTAAAGATATGGCTGAAGCCCTTACTTATAAGTTTATAGATGCTACTGCTGATGAGCAGTTCCTTATTCTTCGTAACCTTGATGCTGCAACTATGTACTCAATGGGTCTTGGTGGTTCCGAAAAGGGTGAAGACCTTATTAGAACTATCCTTGAAGAAAAATATGGTGATAAAGCAGGCTTTGCAACTAAAGTTGAACTTGCTGTTAACCCAGAACACGCTAAAGATTTGCCAGCAGGCATGCTTAAAGATACTGAGACGGGTATTGTTGCTGACTCAGAGGGTCCAATTCACTCTTATCAGGCTACACGTGCTGTAGGTTCACTGCCATACACTCGCATTGGCGAGATGGTATGGGATATTAAGTCTAAAAAGAATGCTATTGGCATGGTTGGCGGTGCTACACAGGGAGCATTTGCTAAACAATTAGTTAATGCATGGTCTATGTTAACTCTATTGCCGCGTTTAGGTATCCGTTCTTCAATTGATGAAGCAACAATGTACGTTCTTACTGCACCAGGACGTGATTTAATGGCATTTGCTACACGCCAAGGTAATAAACTTGGCAATATGTCTAGAGCCTTTACAGGTTCTATAGAATCTACTGGACCAATTAAACAAGTTGTACAAAAAATATTTCAAATTGGTAATAAAGAACGTACAGAAATTACCTTTGGTGGTAAGCGTATTGTTATTTCACCAGAAGATGCGCTTAGTTTAGTTAAGCGCGAAGAATTATTACAAGATAAAGCAAAAGAACTAGGAACAGACGTTGGTTTGCTATCTAGTTTGCAGAAGCGTGAAGCAATTGCTGACCACGTACAAAAACTTTATGCTGGATATGTTAATGAAAAAGATGCAGTCTTGCTTATGCAGGCTTGGAAGCATAGTCCAGATGCATTGAACTCAATGGCTGCGTCATTAATTGCACACTCTGCTATCTCAGGTAAGTGGGGCGAAGAAGTTGCTGCCTCAATGATTGACCCATCTATGCTTGACCGCGCACTTGAGTCTATCGGAGTTAAAATGCGCAACGGTAAGCGCATTATTAGTACAGATAGCCTTACTAATCAAGAGATTGCTCTTGCTCAGTACGAAAAACTATACAAGCAGTTTGTTGGTAACAAGTTTAAGGTTGATGGAGAAACTATCCTTAACCCAGCAGAAGTATTCTTTAAGTATGGTGGATTAAATCCAGATGCTAAGATGCTAGACGGCACAACTTCTGTTATGCGTGGCGCTATTGACTACAGCATGGAGAAGATTGGGTTTACCAAGAACTCTGCTACTGGTATGTGGATAATTAAGAACCCAGTTACTGTTAATAGATTCCTAGAACAGTCATCATTTAATGCTCGTAAGGTGCAGCAGGGTGCTATTAAGGCTGATATTGCTGAACAGCAGGTTGCTCGTCAACTAGTTGACATGTATGAAACTTTCCATGGCAGTGCTAACAAGTTTAATGAAACATTGTTTAATCTTGTTGAAAGTAACATGGGTAAACTACGCAGGTCATCTGACTACGAGAACTTTTATCCTACATACAATCAGGCTATTGCTATGATTCCATTGGATACATTTACTGAAGCATCTGCTGGACACCGTATTGCTGGCAAGATTAATACCGAAATTGCATTTGGTGACTTTGATGCTGAGAATGTAATTGCACGTTGGGGCAACGAGGCAATGAACATGATGGACCGCCAGGTTACTGGTATCTTCCGTCAGCCAGCAGTTATGATTACTTATGTTAAGTTGCGTAAACAATACGCAGGCTTTGAACGTGAGTTTGCTAACCAGTTATACATGGAACGTCTTGGTAAATGGGAACTTCCAGAGGCTCGTTTCAGCAATAGCAAGGTTATGGAAGAGTGTAAGGCAGTTGCGGAAAAGCGATTCACTGAATTGGCTACACGTGAGGCTGCAGATACAGTACTTAAGTTTGCAGATAACCCATCTATTCGTTCTAACTTTGCATTTAGCGGACGTACTGTAGGTCGTTACTACCGTGCAACAGAAGATTTTTACCGTCGTATCTACCGTATGAAGGACGTAACACCACGTGCGTTATACCGTATTCGACTATCCCATGTAGGGCTAGATGCTAGCGGTATGTTCCATAAAGACCAGAATGGCGAACCATATTTGGTTATGCCTATGGACGGAATTATATTCCGTGCTACTGACAGCGTAATGCGTACGCTTACTGGCAAAGGTGGATACGGTCAGCCGTCGTTTAATGAGTTTACTCTTAAGTTGCGCATGATGAACCCATCATTCCAACAGGATGCTGGACTTCCTACGCTATCTGGTCCTATTGCTGGACTTAGCGTAGTAGGATTTAAAGATATTTTAGGTACAGTTCCTGGCAATATACCGTTCATTGGTAAGTATTTAAGTGGTCCTTCTAAGCAGTTTGCACAGGGTATTGATACCTTTGCACTAGGAAACATTGGCGATAACATAGATGTTGTTAAGGCTACAGTGCCTGCATCACTACAACGTCTATGGGCAATCATTGACCCAACAGAAAAGTCTCGTCAAGAGGCTACCGCTGCACAGCAGGCTATTGCTTACAATGCATCACAGGGTATACAACTTAACCCTAATGCTACAGACCAAGAGAAAGCGGATTACCTAAAGAATATCCGCATTACTGCGCACAATATCATTGCGCTTCGTAACATTTTAGGGCTTATATCTCCGCTAACTCCTACCCCTATGGAGTCTAAAGGTGTACCTAACTACATTAAAGATACTGGTATTACCAGCATGCGTAGTGAGTTCTTTGACATTCTTAATGGTATTACCGCCAAGAACAATGGTGATGTTCAAGACCCATATGAGTTAGCACTAGCAACTTATACAGGTAAATACCCAGGTAAACTTATCTACACAGTATCACGTGATGATAAGCAGACTAGAGTTATTATCAAGAACACAGATGCACTGCAAGGCTGGGCATTAGGTAATGAAAAACTTATTAATACTTATGGTGAAGCAGCCTATATCTTTGCTCCACAAACAGGTAAGTTTAACTCTGCCACATATAACTTTGTTCAAGCAGCAGGACTTGTTAAAAGCAAAAGCCTTGAAACTTATTACAATGACTTACTTGTAGCACAAGATAAGCAGTCATACTATGACATTGCACGTATTGAGAAAGAACAACTATCTCAAACTGCCGACCAAATGTCACGTGCCGCAATTATTAATGATGCTACCAATGCTCGTC